AAACCAATCATCAACCTCGAGGGTTCAGGCGAACCGACGATGGCAAAAGATCTATACAAATATGTTCAGCTTTGTACTGATTATGGGTTTGACAGCTTCATTTATACCAATGGAAGTAAACTTACAGGAGAACTGTTAAAGAACTGCGTCATGGCAGGAATTAAGTTTATCCGATTCAGCTGCATTGGATATAATCACGACACATACAACAAGTGGATGTATAATAAATCAGGACATACATTTGAAGATCTGATGGGTCGTATTCAAGAGGCAAAACAATACATTGAAGAAGTCGGAAGCGACTGCGAACTATCCACATATCACCTAATTTTAGATAACGATAAGATGGCTGAAGAGGTGAAACTCTATCAGGATAATGTTATCAACAAGATGGGAATCACTGGCTATATCTGGAAGATGCACAACTGGAGCGGCAATTACGATCCTGAATATGGTAGAGAAACAGAGAATGTTAGAACCTGTGGACGACCATTCAGTAATGAGATTACGATTCGGTCTGGTGGTAATGATGGTCATCGTGGTGCTGTCACGCCTTGTTGTCAAACTATGGGGCAACCCAATGAAGCCAAGTCTGTCCTCGGTCATGCAGATGAGTTAAGTCTAGAAGATATCTGGTTTGGTGAGGAGTATGAAAAACTTCGCGAAGGTCATAGAACTGGAGACTATCCAGACTATTGTAAGTCTTGCGACTTCTTATATGATAATCCAGAAGTTCTTGTTTGGAGCAATGATCCAGATGCAAAGGTAGATCATATGCTTGGAACTGATTTTGATTTGCGGTAAATAAAAATGAGTTCACATCTTCCAATGTCGATTCATCTAGAGCCTACCACAGCTTGCAATGCAAGGTGTCCTCAATGCGCAAGGACGCATGACACAACGATGAACACAGACCCCACGCTAGAAATTACAGAATGGTCAGCCAAAGATATTAAAAAATTGCTAGAAGATGAATGGATGTCAAGAGTAGTGAGTATTCTTGTAAACGGAAACTTTGGTGATATTGTAATGCACACACACCCAAAAGAGTTTATATTTGCTTTGGGAGGAAGACATATCACCATTAATACAAATGGTGGTGGTCTCAGCGTTGATTTCTGGAAATGGTTGGGGACTCGTCCTAATGTACGTGTGGATTTTGCTATAGATGGCGTAAATAATGATTCACACAGTAAATACCGAAGAAACACGAGATACGAAACTGTGATAAGGAACGCAAGAGCATATATAGATGCAGGCGGTTCAGCCAACTGGGTTATGACGCTGTTCAAGCATAATGAGAACGAAGAGGAACAGGCATCTAAACTTGCCAAAGATTATGGATTTAAGAGGTTTTTACCAAGATTTTCGGATAGGTTTGGTAACAAAAACCTGCTTATTTTGGACGGTGAATACGAATTAGAACCAGCATCAGCTTCTACAACAAGTGGTCTTACAACTACCGATAAACTTGAATACCATAATCTAGAACGCAATCCTAAAGAAATGTCGTTTTGGGAATCTCCTAATATAATCACTTCGGATCGAGAAGTATATTGCTATGCTTCTATTGATAACTCTAACTTGTTTCATATGATTTACATATCGGCTGATAAAAGACTATGGTCGTGCTGTCATATGTCACATTCTGTCGAAATGTCGAGGCGTTTCAACAAACACAACAGCTTCACGAAAACTTTCTATTTGGATAAGGGTTATTCGGAAGACTTCAATAGTCTCGAAAAATACACCCCGAAAGAAATATATGAAACTGGTATGTTAGATACTATTTCAAAAGATTGGCAGTTTGATATTTGTAAACTAACTTGTGGTAAATAAAAATGCACTGGTTCAGTAGCGACAACGAACAAAATTGGCAAAAAAACAAAAGAGAAAATCCTCTAGTATTACAACATCTGGGATGGACTGATCAGTCTGTCATCGATTATACTATCAACAATGAGGGGTTTAGAACAGATAACTTTGATGAGCCCAGAGATGTATTGTGGATTGGATGTAGTTCTACATTTGGTGTTGGGATAAACGAGTCTGACACATTTGCTCATAGAGTATCAAAAGAAATGGGATGGTCTTACTACAATCTATCTCGACCAGCAATTGGTTGGGAATTCTATTATCGTATGTTACAGAGGTTCATCGATACAATTGATCCCAAATATGTGTTTGTTGTAGACCCTTCTACTCTGGGGAGGAGAGAGATACTTTGTGATGATGGTAGGAATGTCGCTATCACGAAGCCACAGCCGAGAGGAACTGGCAAAATGGTTCTGTCATATGAACCAAAAGAACTACTTGATTCGAGAGAACTTGATATAATGCGCATGCGGTCTATGGATGCCATACGGTGGGTCTGTAGAAATACAAAACTGGTTTTTCTTGGCGACATAACAAATTCATACCAAACTCATTCCGCGAGAGATTTAATACATCCAGGAGTTGAAGATAATACAAATATGTCTAAAGTAGTGCTTGACATTTTATCTGATTTGATGTATTATAAATAACTGGTTCGATGAAGCAAACTTAAAGTTGCTCTGGACGCGGGTGCGATTCCCGCCACCTCCACCAAAAACACATTCTGGAAGATCAGGTTGGTTACAAGTTGAAGAGTGTGTTTTTGATGGGGGTGAATAGGTTCGACAGGGGATGATTCGGTAAGTGGAGAACAGGTGCGGAAGCCACCTATGAGACGGACGGGCGATCCCATCCGCAAGAGCGCAACAAACTAAAGTAAACGCAAACGATAATTTCGCGTATGAGGGTTTTGCTCTAGCAGCATAATTTCTCGGGGTCAGGGGACGCCTAGCAACAGAAGTCCCCATTATTTTAATATATCTCTTTTAGGAAACTAATCCATATGAACAAATTGATTCTTGGTGCTGCAGCAGTCGCATTTTCTATTTCCCCTGCTCATGCCGTTGAAGATTACATCGAAAACAATATTCAGTTTACAACAGGAAACTCATCTATCACTTTCCGTAAATATACTGCTGGCGTTGATTATAACATGGTTCAACTTGACACTAAACTTGCAGGTTGGGGTTACACGTATCGTTGGACAGATAGTGGTGGAACTGTAGAGAATCGTTATAGATTGACTGCACCGAAAATTGATCTAGTTGGTAATTTCTATCTGAAACCTCGAACTGAAATTAACACATACGAGTCAAATGCAAAGGATGACTTTGTAAACCTGCAACCAATTATTGCAGCAGATTATCAACTCACAGACAAATTAAGTGCTTACATTGACTTGAAACCAAAGTTTGCCGTTGGCAGTGACAAGTATAGTGATGGTGAGTTCTATGAATCACAAAATGATTTTGGAATAGATTATGCATTGTCTGATGCTTTGAGTGTTGGTGTATTTTACGAATACAACACAGATGGCGATGGCAACAAGACTGACGATTTCTTGGGAACAAGTGTAGTCGTTAAGTTCTAATTTTTAGGTTATATTATGAAATTTCTTGACCCATTACTTGCGATCCTGATAGCAATTTCTTCCAATCCAATGGAAGAAACGACAAAACTTCTTGGATCAAAGATGGATATACAAACTACCTGTTTGGCACAGAATATCTACCACGAAGCAAGAAACGAATCAACTGCTGGTATGTTGGCGGTCGCTCATGTTACAATGAATCGCGAAAAGTCTAACGCATTTCCGAGCACTATATGTGAGGTTGTGTACGAATCACCACACTATTATGTTGAGTCGACTGGTAGATATATCCCATATCGACATCGTTGTCAATTCTCTTGGTATTGTGACGGCAAGAGCGATGATATCAAGAATATGAGTAGATATATTCAAATCTATATCCTAGCCGAGCAAGCAATGCAGTCTAAGTTTGATGTGACTGACGGTGCATTATTTTATCACGCTGATTATGTCGATCCTGACTGGAATAAGAGCATGACAATTACAGCCAAGATTGACGCACATATATTTTATAAGCCGAGGAACTAATGATGCATATTGTAGTTACAGGTGGATGTGGATTCATTGGAAGTCATGTAGTCGATCTACTTGCAGAAGGCGATTATCAAATAACAGTAATCGATGATAGAAGAAACGGTAAGTATGTATCTCACCATTCTAATGTCAACTATATTTTCGAGAACGTGTGTGACGTGACACCACCACCCTGTGATGCAATAATTCATCTTGCGAATACGCCACGTGTCAGAGCATCATTTGATCACCCAGCAGAATCTATTCTGAACAATGTGAGTCCGACAGTTGCTGTGTGTGAATGGGCAACCAGATTCCAATGCCCTCTATACTTTGCTCAGTCTTCAAGCGTCAATTTCAGCGACGCATATGCAAATGCTTATACGTTTGGTAAGGCGATGTGCGAAGAAGTATTACATTTTTATAATTTGCATTATTCCCTTGACTTTCACCTCATGTTCTTTTATAATGTATATGGTCCAAGGGAAGCAGACTATGGAGAACACAGTACTGTGATCAGAGCATTTAAGAATCAAATCCTTAAAGGTGATAGTCTGCGAGTCTTTGGAACAGGAAAGAAGTCGAGAGATTTTACTCATGTAGAGGATGTCGCGATGGGAGTGTGTAATCTTGTTGTTGCTGGAAAGAAAATGAGAGAAGCACATTTCGGATCTAACCATCCATACACAATTAATCAGATAGCAGAGGCATTTAATCACCCTGTTGTCTATGAGTTTGACCGTAAAGGTGAAGCTGAACATACTATTTGTAATGAACCCTATATTAAACGGAGCCATGATGTCATTGAATATATTAGAGATTGGAAAGGGAGACTACACAATGCCGAAAGTAGTAGTTGATAATGATATGACGACGGATGCATCCCAAGTCACAGATCAATACTTAATCACCAAGCAGTTTAAAAGTTCCTCGGACTTCTCTCAACACATCGAGAAAGAAGCAGTGCGGACTGGTTCTGGATACATTGATACTATTGTTGCCTTCTGTGAGAAGAATACGATGGAGATTGAATCCGTAAAGAAACTGCTTACAACATCTTTGAAAGATAAGATTAAAGTGGAGGCATCAGAACTCAACCTTCTGAAGTTTGAGAAGTCTGGGAAGTTGCCTCTGTAATGGATCCATTTGAGGTTTACAAGTTGTATCTTGCTCTCAAACTCCACTTCACGACTGAGAAGTATGACATCACAAAAACACGTGGTGCTGTGAAGGCGAGTCAGAAAGCATTCCTGAAAAGGAAAGATATTATTGCAATGCGTAAACTTGCAAGGGACTATAAGAAAAAAGAAATCATTGACTTGTTGGTCGCCAACTTTGTTTCTGGAGATAAGTGGGGTGGGATGTTTGACTCACACGCTTCCGAAGTATATAAAGAATGGAAGACACGCAAGGCAAGAAGAGATTATCAGTTCGAACAAGACATCGAATTGATAAAACTGGAGATGGAAAAAGAATCCATCCCCGATCCATTTATCGCTGATCAAGGTCATCACGCATTGGTCTATCGTCTATATCTTGGTAAAAAAATATCAATTGAGACGCTAGTTTTGCTTGACAAATTGTTTAAAATGAGCGATAATAGTGATGATATCTTCTTAGAGAGTATCAATTTACTCGTTAAGAAATATCGACCGTTTGTCAAATTAACAGACAAGATGAGGAATGTAGGTGAGAATCTTTATAAATAACTCGTCCGCTGATATAGGACAAATCATACAACGCAAATACAACGTATACACAGGAGATACATATGTCGTTTAATTCACTATCTGACTTGCGTAAAGCAAGAGGCTCTTTCGATAACCTAATGAAAGAAGTCGAAAAAATTGATGCCCCCCAAAACAACTACAAAAAAGATGACGGAAACGAGTGGAAGCTGAAAGTAGATTCCGCTGGTAATGGTTATGCCGTTCTTCGTTTTTTGCCTGCGCCACAGGGCGAGGAATTACCATGGGTTCGTATGTTCAACCATGGCTTCCAAGGTCCAACTGGTAAGTGGTACATCGAAAATTCACTCACTACTCTGAACCAACAAGACCCTGTATCAGAACTCAACAGCGAGTTGTGGAACAGCGGCACGGATGCCAACAAAGATCTGGCTCGTAAGCAGAAGCGTCGCCTCTCTTACTATGCTAATGTTCTTGTTGTAAAGGATCCTGCTAATCCTCAAAACGAGGGACAGGTTATGCTTTACAAGTTCGGTAAGAAAATCTTTGACAAAATCAAAGACGTTATGCAACCTCAGTTTGAAGATGAGACTCCAGTAAATCCTTTTGATTTCTGGGAAGGTGTAAACTTTAAATTGAAGGCGCGACAGGTTGATGGCTATCGTAACTATGATAAGTCTGAGTTTGAATCTACTCCAACTCCTATCGCACCTGAAGATGCAGACATTGAAGGTATCTGGGCGAAACAAGAATCACTAGCTGAGATTGTTGACCCTAAAAACTTCAAGACTTATGATGAGTTGAAGCAGAAGCTGAACATGGTTCTTACTGGTGGAGCGAAAGTTACCACTGCTGAGAAAGTCGCTGAACAAACTGGTGATGTTGAAGACCAACTTTACATGGAATCAAAACCATCAGTATCGGTAGCGTCTAATGTTGATGAAAGCGAGGATGACACTTTGTCTTACTTTGCTAAGTTGGCTGAAGACGACTAAAGAATCCCACTACCTTGGGACAAACCGCTCGTGCCTAAATGCAATGCGGTTATAAGGGACTCTTCGGAGTCCCTTTTTTTATGTCACAATAAGTTTGGGAGACCTTGCCTGAATACCAATCGCCGATGGATCTGACGGCATAGCTGTTCTTGGCATGACTGCAGTGACGCTTACATTTGGTGCTGGTGATGGTGGGACATTCACATTCGGAGCAGCGGCAGGTGCTACGTTGACTTGTGGAGCCATTGCTGCTGCTTCTGCTGCTTTTGCTTCTGTTGTTTGTGCTTCGATTGCTGCAGCACTTTCTGGAGCAGAAGCCGTTGGTGCTTCCAGATCTGTCGCGCCATATTTCTTCTCGAATTTAGCAAATGTTCTATCAGCCATTCTCGCTTCTCGGTCACCAAACATATCTACGTCACCGCTA